AGTATTGACCACATTGAATTGATGGCTGAAATCTACGGTACAGGTATCGGTGAGATCATTATCAAGAGTGAAACACAGTATAAGCCAGCTACACAGGCCATGCCGGGCATTCAAGGCACAGCAGCTATCGGTGTTACAGAATCTCAGCGTACAAGTGTACGAATTAAGCCTGTAAACCCTAAAAACTTCCTTATTGACCCAAATGCAGACTCTATTGATGAAGCTATGGGTTGTGCAATTGAGAAATATGTATCAATTCACAAGGTTATTGAAGGTATGGAGCGTGGTATTTACAAGAAAGTAGATATTACACCTGAATATGACGATACTTCCCTAGAGCCTACTCAGGAACTTCGTAACTATCAAGATGATAAAGTCAAGATCATCACCTATTATGGCCTAGTGCCTAAAGAGTACCTCTTAGGGCTTGAGAACGGTGAAGAAGAGGTAGTAGACCTGTTCCCTGAAGACTCTGTAGCTGATGACTATTCAGGGCTTGTAGAGGCTATTATCGTCATTGCTAACGACTCTATCTTGCTCAAAGCTGAAGAGAATCCTTACATGATGAAAGATCGTCCTGTAATCGCCTATCAAGATGATACTGTGCCGGGACGCTTCCACGGACGAGGAACTGTAGAGAAGGCATACAATATGCAGAAGGCCATTGACGGTCAACTGCGTGCTCACATGGACTCACTAGCCCTTACTACAGCACCGATGATCGCTATGGACGCCACTAGGCTACCACGAGGTGCTAAGTTTGAAGTTAAGCCGGGTAAAGCTATTCTCACTAACGGCCCACCCGGAGATATTATCTTCCCGTTCCACTTCGGACAGACAGACGGTAATGCAGCAGCGGCGGCACAGAACTTTGAGCGTATGTTGCTTCAGGCTACTGGCACTGTAGATTCCGCAGGCTTGCCCTCAAGTGTTCCTCGTGAAGGTGGTCAGCAAGGAATGTCAATGGCTATGGCAGGCATCATCAAGAAGTACAAGCGTACTCTGGTGAACTTCCAAGAAGACTTTATGATTCCTTTTATCAATAAAGCAGCCTATCGTTATATGCAGTTTGACCCTGAGCGTTATCCTTCTGTCGATATGGTCTTTGTGCCTACAGCCACTCTCGGTGTCTTGGCTCGTGAGTTTGAACAACAGCAGCTTATTGGCCTGTTGCAGACACTTGGCCCTAATACTCCTGTATTGCCCTTGTTGCTTAAAGGTATCCTCGGTAACTCCAGCCTTTCTAACCGTGCAGAACTGATGACAGGTTTAGATAAGATGAGCCAGCCAGACCCTAATGCAGCACAAGCTCAACAGGCACAGCAAGAGGCAGCACAACAGCTTGCAGCAGCGCAGGTAGCCGATGTCAGTGCAAGTGCCATGAAGAAGCAGGCAGAGACTCAGAAGATTACTGTAGAGACTCAACTGCTCCCAGAGGAACAGAAGATTAAGATTGTTCAGGCTGCTTCTACGAATCTTGATAGTGATAAAGAGTTTGAAAAGCGTATGCAGCTTGCAGACATGATGCTTAAAGAGAAGGATTTGAATCTTAAAGCAGCAGATAGTGCAAGTAACGAACGAATTGCTCTGGCACAGATGGATAAGAAGAAACAAACTGATACTGAGTTCGTAAGTGCTCTAGGAGGCTAATAAATGGTATCTGTTGACGCTAAGTTACTTGTACTTGCTAAGTTAACTTCTAAGTTAAAGCAAGACGTACTTGAAGTCAAAGCCTTTACTGAAATTACACAGAAACTGGAAGGCCCACGAGGGCTTTCTGGTACTGATGGCAAAGACGGTAAAGATGGCGTTGACGGTAAAGACGGTAAGGATGGTAAAGACGGTGTAGACGGTAAAGAAGGCACTGATGGCACTGATGGTGTTTCAGTAGTAGATGCTGAGATTGCCTTAGATGGTAATCTTGTAATTACTCTTTCCAACGGCAAGGAAATTGATGCAGGATATGCCAGAGGTGAGCGAGGCCCACAAGGTATCTCACTAGCTTCTACCGGAGGTGGCAACGGAGGCTTCTACAACATCGACGGTGGTTTATATAATTCAGTTTACGGTGGTACAACCGCTCTAGACGCAGGAGGCCCATAATGTCAGTTCAAATACAAATGCGGAGAGGCACTGCTGCTCAGTGGACAACAGCAAATACTCTCTTGGCTGAAGGCGAGATTGGCCTTGAGCTAGATACTCAGAAGTTTAAGATGGGAACTGGCTTGCTGGCTTGGGACTCTTTGCCTTATTATGATGCAGGGAGCAGTTCAGAATCAGTTACACCAGTATCAGCTACTTCCCCTCTTGCATCTACAGGAGGAACCACACCAACACTCAGCATACCCGCTAGTTCAAGCACTATAAATGGTTATTTAAGTTCAATAGATTGGAATACTTTTAATGGTAAACAAGCTGCATTAGGCTTTACTCCTTATAATGCAACTAATCCAGCAGGATATATTTCAAGTTATACTGAAACTGACCCTATCTTTGTTGCAAGTCCTTCATACGCTATTACAACAACTAAAATATCTAATTGGGATACTGCATATAGTTGGGGAAACCATGCCTCCGTAGGTTATCTAGATGGTGTAGATATTGGAACATCTGTACAGGCATATAATGCAAACACTGTAGTAGATGCTTCTTATGTACATACAGATAATAACTACACAACAACTGAAAAGACTAAATTATCTGGTATTGCTACTGGCGCTGAAGTAAACGTTAATGCTGATTGGACTGCTGCCACAGGTGATGCAGTAATCCTTAATAAGCCCACACTAGGGACAGCGGCAGCAACAGCTTCTACAGATTATGCAACAGCAGCACAGGGAACACTTGCAAATAGTGCTTTACAATCTGCTGCAATTGGTGTTACAATACAGGCTTATGATTCAGACCTCGCAGGATGGGCAGGAATTGCCACTACTGCAAAGCAAGATACTCTTGTTTCAGGAACTAATCTTAAATCTATTAATGGTTCTTCGTTGCTTGGTTCAGGAACCATTACTCTCTTTTCAGGTGGCCTTGTTACAGTTGCTGTTGTTACTGTTCTTCCCGGTTCACCAGATGCCAATACACTCTATATTGTTACAGGATAAATATACGCATGAAAATCGACTTTGAATTTAATACACCCCACGGCCTCTTCCGCGATGCCCTGCACCTCCCTGATGACCATGCCTTCTCGGATGCTGACATCCAGTTGATGAAGGAAGCTAGGGTTGATAACTGGATTGCTGTGGTAACTGCACCGCCCATTGAAGAGGTAGTGGCTGACGCTCCTGCTGGAGAATAAGCATGGCAGCACGTTTCTGGGTTGGCGGCACAGGTACTTGGGACTCGACCACCACAGCTAACTGGTCTGCAACATCTGGCGGGGCTAGTGGGGCATCTGTTCCCGGTGTTGCTGATGATGTAACCATCAATACTGCTTCTATCACGGTTACTACAAACTACAACGTATCTATAATTTCGGTAACGATTAGTGCTTCTGCTGCGACATTGAGTCTTGGAGGCACACTGACTTGTTCTGGTGTGATTACCTTAACACAAGGAACCTTCACCACCAACAACTACGCTGTCACTGCGCTGTCCCTATCGTCCAACAATACCAATGTACGGACGATCAATCTGGGTAGTAGTACGGTTACGCTAACGCTTGAGGGTATTGCATGGGCAACAGGAAATCCGCTGAACTTAACGCTGAATGCTGGTACTTCTACATTAGTTATGACGGCGGGAAACGCCTCGTTTGACATCGCTACCTTGACATTAACGTTTAACAATCTCAGTTTTACAAGTACAGCCGTAGGTGCGCATAATTTACCGCAGTCAGTAGACGGGACTATTTTTAACAATATCACCGTTGCAGGTATGGCTGTGGCGGGGGCACGTATTGTGCAGATACCCGCCAGACAAACAATCAACGGAACATTGTCCACCACAGGCACAGCGGGTAACAGACGAGTTTGGTTCCGTTCGAATACTTACGGCATTGCTAAAACTCTAACCATCAACAGCGCACCAAGCCTGACTGATGCTGACTTCCGAGACATCTACGTTGTAGGCACTGCTGCGCCCATTTCAGGCACGCGCATTGGTGACTTGCGTGGTATCCGCGGCATCACTGCTTCTACACCTAAGACTGTGTATTGGAACTTGGCTGGTACGCAGAACTGGAACGCCGACGCTTGGGCGACAACCTCAACAGGCACCCCGTCTACGGACAACTTCCCGTTGGCTCAGGACGCCGCCACGTTTACAGACGCAGGTAGCGTAACAGGTACGATCACAATGGATACGGCTATTCCCTACACGGGAACGGTGGATATGTCTGG